ATGGCACTGGCAATTAACATTGTGCTTGGAGCAAATACGGTTCATTTTAGCCGTAACATCCAAAAAGCCACCCAAAACGCCAAAAAATACTTACAAGGCTTTGCCTTACTTGCCTACATGCAAGCGGCGGATAAAGACAAATCGGTGCAGGATTTTCTCATCATTGACCCAAACCCCATGACGGACGAACAAAAAAAGCCTTTACTAAGCGCTTTGTAAATGAGATTAAGCAGTCTCTAAGTCGTGGGCGAACAGACGCTTAGGAAATTTTTACCAAAAGCAGTAAGTTTAATAATGCCTTTTTGTATCTCAATTTTGGACTCTAATTCTTTGTTTATCAGCTCTATTTGTTCAGTTCGTTCATCTTTGTTTAGAACCTTGCCATCGAGTTCAACTGGTCTAGTGAGATCTTGAAGCTTGGATATATCCAGTCTTCGAAGTTTAAGCTCTTTGCCCAGTGCTGAAACTTTTTCTTGATATAAGGCTGAGTGATAAAAGGGATCATAGACTGGTTCATGTGTCAAGTGTTCGGTATATGTCACATCTATTAGCTTAAGGCGTGCAAGGTTATCAATAGATGGTGTAATCAAGTTGGGATCTAGTACTTGGCGATTGCCTAAAAATACATGTTGGTGAAGCATATGAAAGCCATAACTTGCTTCTTTGACAATATTCACAATTGGTGCATCACCGCTTTGACTTAGATATTCTAGATTTTTGGCATCCAATGGGCTAAGTGATTTGATAATCTCTACAAACGCATGATGCACCTGACCATCTTTTCTCTCATCCATGGCTGACACAATCAAATTGGCAAACATTTCGCGAATGTTCTCTTCGTTCATATGAAATCGGCTGGCTTCCAACGCTGGGCCGATAATTGCCACATTGGGGTCTTTGAGTGCATTTGCTGGTATTTTTTCAATACCGGTCTGAATGTTGTTCTGCATGGCTTGTATATTCATTGCTTGTTGAGCCTTAATGCTTTCAACTTTATAATGCCACTTGTGACCATATACCACAAACCAAATATCTTGCAAGGTTTGCAAAGGTCCATTTAGCAAACCAACTGATGCAGCGCCACTCACAGCACCTGTGATAGCTGGTATTAAATGAAAGGTTTCTGCTGTCACGGCTATTACTCCTAAATTTTCTTCAATATGCGTTTGGTGATCTTAAATTCATTACCACCGCTCAAGACGGCTGACCCTCCAAACCCAGCCAATCACTTCAAACTCACCATCGCTGATCTGCTGCTTGGTGGCGACCTGCTCAGGAAATTCAGCGGCATTATCGCTGACGATACGCACGCCACCATCAGGCAGTCGGTACAGACGCTTACATAAGCACAGCTCCCCAAAGCGAATTGCAAAAATCCGCCCATCTTTGACTTCTTTTCGTCCTTTATCGATATAGATGGTGTCGCCATCTTGTACATAGGGCGTCATACTGTCATCGCACGCAGTGACAGCATAGGCATTGATGGGCATCACACCCAGATTGCTCAAGGTGCGTCTGCCCATGCGCAGCTTACGACCCTCAAGCGGTGCATCACCATTGACTGCACCATGCCCACAAGCAAAGGCAATGTCTTTATAAAAAGGGATCTCAGCTTCATCATCATCCAGTGGGGTGCTATCGTCCCATTCGGTGATAGGGGTGAGTTTATCATTATTTTTTGTCATCTCACCTTCGCCGTAGTCAAGCCAAGTTATAGGTACACCAAGACATTGCGCAAGCAGTTTCATTTTGTCGTTTCTTGGCTTGGCTTGACCTTTGGAATAACGGCGTATCATTTCGTAATTAATACCCGTTTTTTCACTTAAATCACGCAGTGATAAATTTTTAGCTGACATAGCTTGATTCAGTCGTATGGAAAAATCCTGCACTGCCATTCTCCTCAATTTTTCTACTTAAGGTAGTAATTAGTATTATATTACACCAATTTATAACTTGCGTCATCACTATTATTGATAGTATAATGCAACGAAAAGTAGTATTTAAGTAGGATTATTTATGACTGCATTAGATAAAGCGATCGCCATATTAGGAAATTGATCAGCCTTGGCTCGCTCACTTGGCATCACGCCTTGGGCATTGAGTAAATGGGATAAAAACAATCCGCCAAGGGGTAGATGCTTAGCTATTGAGCAAGCGACAGGCGGTAAGGTAAAAGCGGAAGGCTTGCGTCCTGATATTAATTGGGAATATGTCAGAGAACAACAAAAAACCCCTAGTTATCGCTAGGGGCGGTGTCCATTTTCGGATTAACTTAAGGAAAGTTAAATGAACGAATTTATTATACCAAACTCTAATTCTGTGAGCAATGATTTTAATTATTCAAGAACAGATTTAGACGCCCAAGAGCAACAAATCGCTGAATTTATCAAAAAAGGTGGCAAAGTCATCAATCTTGACAATTCCGAACAGCCAAAGAAAAAATCAGCAAAAAAGCGTGATTTTAACAACCAAAGGATAAATAGCAAAATGCACCTTGTTTTGTGCTATCTAAAAAGGTCAGGTAAGCGTATGACTGGCTTACAAATTCAAGAAAAATTCGGCATATCGGCAACAACTTTAGGTAGTCAAACAAGGCTACTGAACGCACAAGCAAGCAAACAGTACAATCAAAACAGCAACCCAAGCAGAAAATGAAACATCAGCACAGCACAGCCAAGCATCTTTATGTGTTGCCAATATTAACGAAGGCTTTTTATCACTATTAAACTGGTGCAATAGATACACAGGGGCAAAGCATCCACCGAAATTTGTTATTAGACAGCAATTTAGCCAACATGCGGTTGATATTGGCTTATTAACACAGCTATCAGGTTTAATTGACGCAGGCAAGCTGCCTAAATCTGTACTGTATGATAAAGCCCGTGAGTTTAATTTAATCAGTGGCGAGCTTAGCAATGATGAAATAGATGGCTTAATTGAACAACCGAGCATGACTTATGAAGCATTTAATCAATTTAGAAAGGTTCAAGGTTCATCTGGCAAATAAGTTTAAAACCACACTTAATGAAATTAATGAGTTTTTACAATTGGTGGTATTTCGTCATGAAATTAGTGAGCTTAACTATAAAGAATTTGAGTTATTAATTGGCGAGAGTAAGCAGAAGCTCTTGGGCTTTTTGGCAGGTTACGCCTTGGAGTTAACCCAAGATTGGCAAGAGCTATACGATTACAGCTATACGCTTGAAACCAAAATGATTGATGATGATAAGCCAGATACGCTAAACATGAATGAGCCACAATTTGACGCAGACAGCCCCATCAAGCTATCTGCTCAGGTTGGTGTAACGCTTAATCAGATTTTGGCTAAGTTTGGTGATGAACAAAGCACAAAGATAAGTAATGCCATCAGCTATGCTTATGCCAATGGCTTACCAAACCAAGAGCTTGTTAGGATTATCCGAGGTACACGCAAAAACCGTTACCAAGATGGCATTTTGGCAATCACAACACGCCACGCCAAGACCATTGCTCATACAGGCACAGCCATTGTTGCAAATCAAGCCAAACAGCAATTTATTCATGATAACAAAGACATCATCAAAGGCATTAAAATACTTGCAACCTTGGATTTACGCACCAGCAGCATTTGTAGGGGTTTAGATGGGGTGTTTATGCCTTTGGACAAAGCACGATATCCGCCCTATCATTTTAATTGCCGTTCAAGTTTTGAGATTGTCTATGATGGCTATCAAACGCCCAAACAGCGAGCGAGCATGGATGGGGTTGTTAAAAACCAAAGCTATTATGAATGGCTAAAAAATCAGCCTGCCCAATATCAAGATGAAGTGCTTGGCAAAACCCGAGCGAAGTTATTTCGTGATGGTGGCATGACAGTAGAGCGGTTTAGGGCGTTACAGCTTGATAAGAACTTTACACCGCTAACCCTAGATGAGATTAAGGCCCAATTATAGGGCTTTTTTGTTGCCCAAGGTTGGAAAACAAGGGTGTTTTGTGCTGGATAGCACGCAAATGGAGACAAACATGCAATTAAAAACTGATGAAAACGGCTATGCGATTATACAAGATGGTAAGCCTATTTATGTACATGATGATGGACAAGAAATTGCCTTTGATGCACAAGCAACAATGACAAAGATAAGCCAGCTTAACTCAGAAGCTAAAAACCATCGTGAAGAAAAGCAAAAGGCACAATCCTTATTGAAATCTTTTGATGGTTTGGACGCTGATGAAGCAAGACGAGCATTAGAGCTGGTGAAAAATCTTGATGATAAAAGGTTAATTGACGCAGGCGAAGTTGAAAAGGTAAAATCGGAAGCTAGAAAAGCCTTAGATGAACAGCTTGCCCAAAAAGACGCCCAAATCAAAAAGATTAATGATGACTACCGAAGTGCGGTTATTGGCGGTGAGTTTGCTCGTTCAAGTTTTATCAAGGATAAGACCTTGCTACCGCCTGATATTGCCCAAAATGCGTTTGGGCGACATTTTGATATGGTAGATGGTAAAGTGGTTGGTTACTTAAATGGCGAACCAATTTACTCACGCACCAACATGGGTGAGCTTGCTAATTTTGATGAAGCTTTTGAGACCATTATTAACCATTATCCAAGTAAAAGCGATATTTTGCGTGGTTCGGGGGCAAGTGGTGCAGGTGTTAAACAGCCGTTGGCACAGGCAGGCACGACAAACTTAAAGCGTAGCCAAATGTCACTTGAGCAAAAGTCCGCTTTCATCAAAGAACATGGGCAAACAGCCTATTTAAATTTAGGAGCTTAATTTATGGCGATAACAACCAATAACGATGTACTTATTTACAATGAGCTTGCTCAAACCGCTTATCTTGAACGCTTACAAGAGAATTTGGCGGTATTTAACAAAGCGTCCAATAACGCTATTTTGTTAAGTGATGAGAACCTACAAGGTGATTTTACAAAAGAGTCTTTTTATAAGATTGCAGGCGAGATTGAACACCGAGATGTTAACAGCACTAGCGTTGTACAAGCCAAAAAGATTGCCATGGCGGAGCGAGTGGGCGTCAAAGTACCTTTTAAGTTTGGGCCTTATGAAACCACCGAAGAAGCGTTTAAACGCCGTGCACGCAGTGTAGATGAGTTTTCTTTACTGCTCGGGCAAGACTATGCCGATGCTTTAATGGCAGGTTATTGGAAATATGCCACCGCAGCACTACAAGGGGCGGTAGGCTCAAATTCATCCATGTTGGTAACGGCTAAGTTGTCAGAGCATGGGCGAAAAGTCATTACCCAAGGTATGAGAAAGTTTGGTGATAAGTTTTCTAACCTATCCTTGCTTGTGATGGACGCAGCGAGCTACTTTGATATTGTATACCGATAAACTGTATCAAGAAGCCAGTACCGTGGTTTATGGCGGTGCACCTGGTACGATGGGTATTCCTGTTTTGGTAACCGACCAAGCTAAAAAAGATACTATTTTTGGCTTACAACAAGGGGCAATTCGTATCAGAAATAGCCAATTACCTGCTTTTAGAGTGTATCAAGACAATACCAAAGAAAACCTAGTGATTGGCGTACGAGCTGAAGGAGCGTTTAACCTTAATGTCTTGGGATACAGCTATAAAGATACGGCAGGGGCTAATCCGAACTTGGCAACCTTGGGGGCAACAGCCAATTGGGAAAAATACGCAACGAGCGACAAAAACACGGCAGGCGTGATTTTAAACATTGCGGAGGGTTGATATGTTAGTTTATAGCAAGCAGGGTAAAAAAGTCTTGGGGGTTGATGGTGAATACCGAAACCCTGAATACTTTGAAAAAACAGAGCAAACAGATGCTGTTACGGCTATTGGCGATTATCCGCACATTGAGCTGGCTTACCAAGCAATTGGCGTAAATGTCATTCGCTTGGGTGTTGATGACACGCCTGCCATTGATGATGATAGTGAACAAACCAAAGCTAAATCACGCAGAACGCCAAAGGCGGTAGTATGAAACAAGACCCCATCTGTTTTAGGTGGGGTTTTTCATTAGCTAAAAACGGCTTTAACTATAAGCCTAAATTTGGCTTGGTTATCCAATGCGATGATGAAGCCCACCAACAAACCGTCTTTGAACAGCTTAAACAGCTAGGCTACAAGGCTAAGGTGGTGGTCGTATGATTATTAATATCCACCACACTTGCACCGATTTTGACAGCTACCGAGCTGAACGAGTCAAATCGCTTTTTAATGTAGAAACTGGGGCAGATGTCAAAATCACAGCTGACCTACCCATTGAGAGCGAGCATTGGCAGGATAAAGATTGGCAACTCGGTGTCATTGTTGGTCGCTCTGGTACAGGCAAAACCAGTACTGGCAAGCAAATTTGGGAGGGCACGCCCATTTATAACCCCACTTGGCAAACCGACCAACCCATCATAGACCAAATCGCCACAAATGACAGTATAGACAAAGCCACCGCCTATCTGTCTGCGGTGGGCTTAGGCACAGTTCCTGCGTGGCTACGCCCTTACCAAGTGTTAAGTAATGGTGAGCAGTTTCGTGCCAATCTTGCCAAAGCACTAGCGGACGAGCCAAACCGCCTAATCATTGATGAATTTAGTAGCGTGGTAGATAGGCAAATTGCCTGTATCGGTGCGTCCGCCTTTGCCAAAGCATGGAAACGCACCAAAGGCAAACAAGCCATTTTGCTCACTTGTCATTATGATGTGCTTGATTGGCTTGAACCTGACTGGGTATATAACACCGACACAGGCGAATTTACTGTCAATCGGGGGTTACTTTGGCGAAAACCACCCATCGCCTTTGACATCTACCAAACCAACTGGCGATTTTGGGAACTTTTTGAGCCACATCATTATTTAAAAATGCCTAAAATGATTGCGTCCACCAACTATGTGGCGGTGGTGGGTGGCGAGCTTGTGGCTCATTTGGCGGTATCCACACTACCAGGACTAATAGAAGCTCGTGCCTGTCGGCTTGTGGTCATGCCAGAGTGGCAGGGAGCTGGCATTGGAATGCGGTTTTTAAATGCCGTGTGTCAAATGTGGCTTGAAGGCAACAACCGCTACAACAAGTCAATGCGAACCATTTTTCACACCAGTCACCCAAACCTTGCTCAGGCTCTAAGGCGTGATAAGAAATGGACGCAGATTAGTGCCAAACTACAAGGCGGCAATAAACTGCGAAGCCAGCAAACCATGGTCAAAGCAAGTGGTAAGAATGCTGGCAGTGGCTATGGCGGACATTTTAGGGCGGTACAGGGCTTTCGCTATTTGGGGGAAGATTTTGATGAATAAATTAAAAGTGATGATAGTTGGGCAAAAATGGCTTGCCGAGCAGTTATTGGCACGCTGTTTGAAAAAGCCAAATATTGAAGTGGTTACTGTATCGCCCCCAAACAATACAGACCGTTTGGCGAGATTGGCAACAATCCATCAAATCCCCATTGTTGTCCACGACAAAACCTTAACCGCCAATCAAGTACCGACTGGGGTGGATATTATTCTAACCGCCCACGCTTATTGTTTTGTACAAAAGAAAGCAAGGGATAAGGCAAGGCTTGGGGCGGTTGGCTACCACCCAAGCCTATTGCCAAAATATAAGGGTAAAAATGCCATCCAGTTAGCGTTTAATAACGGAGATAAAGTGATGGGTGGTTCGCTATACCAACTTGACGATGGGTGGGATACGGGAGCGGTGCTTGCCCAATCTTCCGTTACCGTAGATAGCGGAGATACGCTGGCTATTTTATGGCGAGATAAATTAGCACCCTTGGGGCTGGATTTATTTGAGCAATTTTTAAACTCGCACCTGACAGTTTAAAAATTTCGGATAAACGATTACGGTTTTTTAGGATGAAACAATGATAACACTTGATGATTTAACAGACATTGATAAGGCTGATGAACAAACCGTGGTTATTGTCAATGCGTGGCTAAATAAGCATAAAATTAGGGCATTTGATAAGACCCCTGACCCCATCAGGCAAGCAGGCAGATATATTGCCAAAGCATGGCTTGATGGGGATTTGTTTGCCACACGCACCGAAGGTCAGGTCATCTCAAAGTCATCAAAGGCAGGTGATGTGTCTGTTTCAAAAACCTATGCAGATGGCGAACAAGGGCAGGCGATGAGCCAAAATGAGCAAATCGCTTTAGCACTTATTGAGCCGTATTTACAACAGCCTTTGGGAATGTTTGGCTTGCCTTTGGTTAGGGTGTGAAATGGGGTTAAAAGCTGAAATTAGTACTGAAATTGCCCAAGCCTTTGATGGCGACTTAAAAGATGTAGCCAAAGACTTCACAGGCAGGCGTGTCATCTTATCTGATGACGATTGGGCGGTTAATGATACCCAAGTACTATCTACCATCAATTACAGCGGTAGGGGCGTTTTTACAGGCTTTTACGCCCATGAGATTGATAACAAGACCATCATGCAAAGCGATGTTAAGCTGATTTGCTTACAAGATGAGCTGACAGAGATACCACAGATTGATGATGAGATTAACGAGATGAAAATCATCAGTATCAGTCATGATCCTGCTGAGGTGAGCTTTACAATTCAGCTAAGGGGCTTTTAATGGGCATTAAATGGAATAAAAAGCTTAGCATTGATCCGATTGCTGATGAGATTGATAAAACGTATCGTAAGTTTGCGATTAACTGCTACAACAATGTGAAGACGCTAAGCCCTGTTGATACTGGTCGCTATCGCAATGCCCATCATATCAGCATTGGCAGTCCTAGCTATGCCGAGACAGGCGGCGGTGTTGAGCTTGTCTTAGGCATTCCAAAGCACACCTACCCCATCATCTACATTCAAAACAACCTGCCCTATGCGTTGCGACTTGAACACGGCTGGTCACAACAAGCCCCAACAGGGGTGTACGGTAATGCCTTTAACAGTGCATTGGGGGCGTTAGGCTAATCAAGCTGTCTTTGATATGCACGAACAGCATCCATGATGAGCTGATTTTGGGGAATATTTAAGCGTTTGGATAAGGATTTGATGAGTTCTATGTCATCAAGTTTTAGGGTGAATGCTTTGTTTTTTACCCCACGGCGTGCGTTGCTCTCTTTTTGAATTTGGGTTTGGGTTTTAGGGGTGCTTGTGATTTTTGGCATGGTACTTGACCTTTTTTAAAAAATGTCTTATGATAATGGGTAAGGAGTGGCTAGGCGTTTCCACCTAACCTGCCTTAGTAGCTGCAACTACCTTAGGCTTTTACTGTTAGTAAGCTGGATAGCTTAGCAACAGTACGGCGATGATGATTGCGATTTTAATGGATGCTTTCATCGTCTTACTCCTTGTTATGATGGTAACGATGGCTACCATCTTACCAATCAAGCAGAACTTGCTTGATGTGTTGTATTATAGCCTAGCTTATTTAAAAAGTCAAGTAATTATTACGGTTTTGTATGAAATTGTTATGATTATTTGGCTTTTTTTATCCCATTTTGAAAAAGGAGTTGTTATGATAAAAGCTCCATACAACCCAATCGATGTCGCCAACTATATTGTGGCTGAAGCTGTTAAGAGAGAAAAGCCCGTTACTCACTTAAAACTACAAAAACTGTTGTATTATGTGGTGGCGAAGTATGCCAAAACATATAATACAATCCTTATCAACGAAGATATCGTAAAATGGCAGTATGGGCCCGTGGTCAAGTCCGTGTATCATTACTTTAAATTACATGGAGACCGTATTATCACTAAACCTATTGCTTATTTAGAATCAGCAGAAATCTTTAATCTAAAATTTACTGATGTTGATGCAAATAACGCACAATTAGGCAACGACAAAAGGCTCGTAGATACAGTAGGGCAGGTTTTAAATGATACGGATTTGCTCACCGCTTATGAATTGGTTGAGCGTACTCATAAAGAACCTGCTTGGCGTAATTTCGAGCCTGAAATCTTACAGGGGTTTGAACCTTATTACTCTGAAGATGAGTTAAAGGCTGCAACTTATGACTAACAATGAGTCAATTGCTGAACAAAAATCCGACTAAAATTGGTTTTTTATATTTAAAATGAACCGCTTATCATCAGATAGGCGGTTTTTTTAGGGTAGTTTTATCAAACAGGACAACCATGACACTCACTGAACACACCAAACGCTTAATCCACGCCCACGCCAAATCCGCCTATCCTAACGAGTGCTGTGGGCTTATCATAGATGGGCAGTTTTATCCTTGTAATAATATTGCCCCAAATCCTACCGAGCATTTTGAGATAGACCCCATTGACATGTTTGAGATGGGGGAAAAGGGTCAAATACAAGCGATTGTCCATAGCCACCCTGACGGCAATGCTGAGCCGTCCGAAGTGGATAGGGTGCAGATGGGCATACATGGGATAGATTGGGTGATTTGTGCTTTTGGTTACCACGCAGGTGGCAAAGAGTACTTTGATGTCAAATGCCATAAACCCAAAGCGTATCAAGCCCCATTATTAGGGCGTGAGTATCATCATGGCGTACAAGATTGCTATAGTCTAGTACAAGATTATTACAGCCGTGAGCTTGATATTCACCTGCCTGATTTTCACCGAACTGATGGTTGGTGGGAAAAAGAACACCACTTACCCTTATATGAAAATAACTTCACCAAAGCAGGTTTTATCAAGATGCAAGACAAAAACGACTTACAAAAGCACGATGTCATCTTGTGCCGTGTTGGGCGTACCCATCATGTCAATCATGCTTTGATTTATGTGGGCGATGGCAAGTTAAAAAGCGAAACCACGCCTGATTGTGTGGGTAATGCCCTAATTTTGCACCACCCCCATGGCAGTCTTAGCGTGCGTGAGATTTATGGGGACAATTGGCAAAGACGCACGGCGATGGTGGTGCGTCATCAAGCATCAAACCAAACCAACTTGTAACTGCTTACCCAATTTGGCAAAAGCATTGGCAAGGGTGTCAATTTTGGTGGTGTGCGATAAATCCACAAGGCGGGTTAGACTTTGTGGCACAATGCCCATTCTTTTGGCAAGCTCAGCTTGGCTGACATTTTGGGCAATCATTTCGTTAAGCAGTAACACCTTTACCCATACAGACGGTGGCAA